AAAGACGTCGACGTCTGTTCGTTGTCGGATGTCTTGGAGACCAAGCCGGTGCCGCAGCGGTTCTTTTTGAGTCCGAAAGCGTGCAGCGGAATCCTGCGCCGAGCAGAGAAGCGCGGCAAGGCGTTGCCCGAAGCGTTGGCGGTGGCCCTGCGGACGGCAGCATCTCGGGAGCCGTGACTCGCAAGTGGGCGAAGGGCAGCGGTGGCCCTGCCGGTGACGAGTGCTACAACATGGTCGTCCAGCCGGTGGCGACCGCTATGCAAGTACGCCGCCTCACGCCGGTTGAGTGCGAGCGGCTACAAGGCTTTACTGATAACTACACCAACATACCGTGGCGCAAGAAAGAAGAGGCACCGGACCGCCCGCGCTACAAGGCGCTTGGCAACAGCATGGCGGTGCCGTGCATGAAGTGGATTGGACAGCGAATCGCGGAGGATTGTGTATGAATACCGAAGTACCGAGTGAGTTCTCCAAGGACCGGCTCAATCAGGAGATACGGGGCTTGATGCGGGAGAACTCCCATTTCAAAAACTCGCTGTTCCTCAAGGACAAAGAAGTCATGGCCCTGCAAGAGCAACTAAAAGAAGCCGACAGCGCGATCAATGTTCTAAGCATCATGCTGGGCGCGTTACTTCTCTTGTTTATCGTTGTGTTGTTGTTCGCTGTGCAGCAGTGGAGGTGAGGCTACAACACCAAGCACGGAGGTGCTGCGATGAGCAACGACGCACGAGCAACACAGGGCGACAAGGGGTCTTGCATTGGCAAGAACGACAGCGTATAAGGGCAGAGAGAAAGAAGAAATCTAGGAGGAAAAAACATGACTAGTGTCTGGTTGTTGTTGATTCTGTTACCCGTAGTTGGTATAAGTCTGTACTTCCGCTACCGACGCAAGCCTCACGATTACGAGTGGCGCCGCGTGCCACGACCCAACTGGAGGAGTTGTCGAGGCGGAAGAGATTATTTTTAACCTAGAAAGGAGATTGTTTATGACTGGTTACGATAAAGGCCTCTTGGCCATTGGTTCTTTTTTCGCGTCCCTGCTGCTCGCGTTCTTCGCCGTCGTTTCCTACGACAACTACCTGCGCGCACGAGCCGTCACTGGCGCCCACGACCCGCTCTACGCGGCTTGTGCCTACGACTCCAATAGCTCTTCCGTCCCCGCATCCTGCTACACCCTACTCTCACTTAATAAGGATATGCCCCAATGAACACCCGCAAAATGAAACCCGCCGCCGAAAAGGCCTACCAGTACCTTCTCGACACCCCAGGCGCAAAGGTCTCGAGCGTCGCTAAACGCTTCAAGCTCTCCGTGCCCTACGTATACAAGCTCCGCGAGAAGGCCCGTGGGCCGTCAGAGGGCACCCTCACCATCGAGGAATGGGCAGGAGAGACCGCCCCCTCACCACACGCCGCAGATGCGATCGTGCACGTAACGCAGAACAAGGCAGTGACCGAGACCCTCGACTCACGGGCCAAGGCCTACGGCGCGTTCAGCGACAACGCACGCCTCGCACAGGCCCTCAAACGCGCCATGGCCGACCACGCGTCAGACTACGACCGCACGTTCGCAGACGATCAATGGGAAGCCCTCGAGATGATCGCAAGCAAGATGTCCCGCATCGTGAACGGCAACCCAGATAAGGTCGACAACTGGCACGATATCGCAGGCTACGCCACCCTCATCGCGGATCGGCTCCGGGGGGTCTCCCGATGAACCCCACCCGAGCCCAACTCCTCGATACCATCGCCCTGCTTCAACTGGCGCTTAACGGCGTGACCATCGAACTCACCCAAGGCTATAACATCATGCCCCGCCGCCAAGACCTCCGGGACTCGGTCGAGGAATGCCTCGCCGCAGAGTCCTACGGCCGCAAAATGCTCAAACAAGCCAGCTACCAGTACAAACAGGGGATGCTGTCATGCTAAGACCCGCCATCAACTCCACAGACGACCCGCCTGCGCCCATTACAGACATCCTGCTCCGGGAGTACGTCTACGCCCTGCGTAGACGGATCGAGGTCGGCAATGACCTCCTAGAAGCCCTCACGAGCGACCTGAGGGGGGTCAAACAGGAACGGGACGGCCTCGCAAACCAACTCGAACGCGTCATGCTCGATTTGCACTGGTACGAGTCCGGGCGCAAGATCGACAAGGTATGAGCACCCTCACCCCCGCACTCGTCCAAATGATCGTCGTCACGATCAACGGAACCCAGTACGCACTCGTCGGCCCCGTGGTCTACGTGCCAGGGCTCACGGAACAAGACCTCGATGTCTCTAACATCGAGTTCGGGGAAATCATGACCGCCTGCGCCGCAGCACAAATGCTCAAAGGGGACTTCCGCAACGCGCTGGGAACAAACGTGCAATAGAATCCAAGGACCACGGCTCACGGACCACGACCCCGCTAGCGCAAGCTGGCGGGGTTTTTTATTAGGGCATCGAGGGGCGGGGCCGTGATGCACGGTGCGGAAGAAGGGGACAGGCGTGATGCGGGGAGGGGAATGGAGGGTGGTAAAAGGGGGAATGTGTGGTTTTGATGCAACGAGGACCACGGGTCAAGGGTCAAAATGACCGCATCGTGGTCAAAAAGGGCTTTTTTACAGTTCTAGTAGACTTTTTTTAGGGTCAACATGGTTTTTTATTTTCATTTTTTTCAAAAATGACGTAATAGGCGTAATAGGTGTAAGAAGTGTTTTAGATCAATCACTTGTACTCGTACAGTACTCATTACACATCTCTGTAGGTGTAATTGATATAAAATGCGCGCGCGGACAAAATTTCTGATTTTTTTTTCTTCATTGACCCTAAAAAAGGTTAGCTGAAGTGCGTAAAACGGCTTGGCATTGACAGTTAATCGGCAGTAGACTCCCGGTATGTTGCAAATTGAGTCTAACGTGCCGCCGCCGGAAAGCCATGCCCGGGTGAAGTACCCGTTCCACGAGATGACCGTCGGCGATAGCTTCCTGATCGAAGAGCCGTGGATGGTCAAGAACGCCCGCTCAGCCGCCTGGATGCATTCCAAGCGACACGGGTGGAAGTTCTCGTGCCGGAAGGTCGAGGGCGGCTGGCGCGTCTGGAGGACGGCGTGAGCAGTAAGAAGGAAGATGCGTTCATGGCCCGTGTCGGGCGAGGCATCCCCCAAACGACGCTGACCAAGGTCAATCAGCCCGTCCCGGCGGTGGGCAAGAAAAACAGCAAGTCGAAGAAACGGGATCAGGCCCTGACTACCCAGGAATGGAAGTTCGTCAACGAGTTCGTGTCTGGAGACGGGCACGTCACAGCCAAAGAGGCAGCCCTGCGGGCGGGGTATCCCGAAAAAAGGGTCAAGTACTACGCCGAGTCGCTGACCAACCCAGACATAAATCCGCACATTGTCTCGGAGATCCAAAGGCTGCGGGCAGACATGGCAGAGAAATACGGCACGACCTACGAGCGGCATATGCGCGACCTCCAGGTCATCCGTGACCAGGCTCTGTCCGCGGGGGCGTTCGGCGCCGCTGTACAGGCCGAGTACCGCCGCGGGCAAGCCCTCGGCACGATCTATATCGACCGCAAGGAGATCCGGCACGGCACGATCGACAGCATGAGCAAGGAAGAGGTCATGCGTAAGCTTGAGGAGATCAAGAAGTTGTACGGAAACGGCAGCCCGATCATTGATGTAACGCCGCAACAGGTCGAACAGAGCCTCGAAGTCGAGGAAGCCCCCGTCGTCGTCGAGGAGGAGCAGGATGCCCGCAAAGCCCGAAACGAAGCTGTACCAAAGGCTAAAAGAAAACCTATCAAACTGCCTTATTACCCGAATTGAGTCCCGGGTCGGGCTTGGCATCCCGGATTGCCTTATCGCCCTGCGCCGGTCGGGCACCTATGCGCCGGTCGAGCTGAAGGTCGTGACGCATGGTCGGCGAGTCAGACTCTCGCCGCACCAGATCGCCTTTCATGCGCGGCACGCGGAAATCGGATGCGCGACATTCGTGCTCGTACTGTTCGTGCCGTTTAAGAAGGTCGCAAGCAAAGCGGGGGTACTGAAACTCTACGGCGGGGATCAGATTTTCGAGCTTGCGAAGTCGGGCGTGGACACGACACCGATCGCAGAGTGGCACTACGGCACGATGCCGTGGTCGCTGCTTGAGCTTGAGCTGATGAGGTCTTGACGGCGTGCCCGGTGTTCGACTAGTGTCAAGGTTCTGGGGTTGTCCCAGGTAGAAAGGAGAAATAAGCATGAGCTACGATTGTGAATTTGAGACGGAGATCTGCGAGTGGATTTACGGTCGCGTGGGTGCGTGCATCGATCATTGGGACAATGTGAACACTTGCGACCTCATCGCAATACGATTAACTAGCGGCGCATGGCAACATCTCGATGAGCCGTTACTTGTGGAGGACGATGCAATCTGTCAGCTCGCGATTGAGGTATATCAGTCGGGGGTTCTGGAGAACCGTGCGACTGATCGTTACGAAGATTGGCTTGCGGCGAGGGACATCCCGTGACGCGAAAATCTGCGGGGCGTAGATCAATGCTCGTTTCTCCGACTAATCCACCCCAACCAATCGACAAGCAAGGACGATTTACAAAGACGGTTTTTCGTTTAATGCTGTTCGTGCTGTTTCATAAGATGTTCGGAGGAGGCTAGAAGGAATCGAAAGTAGTTGACAACGGTTGACAAGTTGATAAGATTCATCTCGGGCATCGTGCCCATCAGAAAGGAGAAAGAGACATGGCCAGTTCACTTTTCCCGTCCGTAGAGGACAAGTCGCGTTTTGTTTCCGTATTGAAAGAGGAACCACATCATGAGCACTAGCACGACCTATAACTGGCCCAGCCGTGCCGACATCAAGCGCATGGGGATGGACATCGAGGTGATGCGTCAGCAATCAAAGTTCGACTGGGAGGTGTGACATGGACGAGGTAGAGAAGAAGCAATACTGCGTGACCGTGAAGGTCTACACATGGGCAGAGGATGCTCACGTTGCCCGAGATCAAGTGATGGCAGAGTTGGAGTACCTATGCAGC